CCCCGGCCCCGCCGTGGGGGCAGCGCCCGCAGCCGGGGCCGCGCCCGCTGGCCCCGCGCCTATGGCAGCTACTACTATAGCGCCCCCGGTGCAGCAGGCGCCCCCGGCCGCCCCACAGCCCCCCGGCACGGCCGACAGCCCGCCCGACATGCTAAAGATGTACCAGCAACTGCTGGACAAGGGCGAAAGGAAAGCCAACTTCGAAAGCGGTATGGCGATGGTGGCGGCCGGCCTTTCGGGGTCGCCCGAGGCTCGCTCTGCCCTTATGAACATGGCTGCCAATTCCAGCGGCACTAACGCCCAGAGCCAAGCGGCGAGCACCATTAACACGCTGATGCAGCTTCGGCAGCTGTCGCAGGCGCAGACCAACAAGACGGCGCAGCAGGCTCGCTTGCCCGCCATCGCGCAGCAATTGAACCTGCCCCTTTCGACGGTGCAGTATCTCGACTCTACGGGCAAGCTCGACGACCTCGTCACGAAGGCCGCGCAGCCCGACAACGAAATCAAGCAACTGAGCGACGGTCGCACCGTGCTCATCAGCAAGACCAACCAGCGCATCTTGCAGGATTTCGGCGGGCAGAAGACCGAAGACAAGGATCCCAAGCAGATCGCGCTGCTGCAAGGCATCAAGGACAACTGGCAAAGCCTGCCCGGTGTTCCCGACCCCAACAGCACCGATCCGAAAGACCAGCAGTGGTGGAAGGACAACTCCACCCGCATCCTCGCGGGCGGCAGTGGTGTGAACGTCAGCGTCAACAATACCCCCGAAAAGGCAGAAGCCGCTGCCGCCGGGCAAGCCATCGGTGGCGCCAAGGGCAAGGAAGTCGCGTCGTACATCGAGGATGGTAAGCCCGCCCTGGCGCAGTCGCAGCTGCTCGACACGATGTCCGGCGCCCTCAAGGCCAGCAATGGTCAGTACAGCGGTCCTTTCGCCGACTACGTGCTGAACGGCAAGCAGGCCCTGGCCGGCGCTTTCGGCCTTGACCTCAACACGGCGCCGCAGGAGACCGCCCAAAAGCTGGGCTTCCAACTGGCGACGCAGGCGTCGAAAGCCATCTCGTCTCGACCCTCCCAGGCCGAGTTCCTTCGCGCTCTCCAGAACGTGCCCGGCATCTTCCAGACGCAGCAGGGTGCGAACGCCCTCATTTCGATCAACAAGCAGGAAGCGCAGGATCGCGTTGCCCTCGCCAATTTAGCCCACAACGTCAAGCCCGGCGAAAATATGAATGAAATCGCCGAGCAGTACTACAAGACTCACCCCATCATGTCGCCGTTCCACCCCGGCGAGTCCTTCGGCCAGAACGACATCAACATGTTGGCCGGAAGCGCTGCCGCGGCGGGGCAGAAGGGGGCGAGCGACTTCATCAAGCCTGCGCCGAGCCCGGCCGCCATCGCCAATTTGAAGGCGCACCCTGAGACGCAGTCGGATTTCGACGCGCATTTCGGCACTGGTACCTCGTTCCACTACTTGCACGGGCAGTAACATGGACCTGTGGGAATACATCAAGCAGGGGTTGGCCAACTATCAGCCCGGCACGGCTACCGGCCTTCCGGTCCCGACGCCCGACGCTGCGCGCCAAATGGCGTCGGGCGTCGCTGCTTATGGTCAGCATCTCGGCGCCGGTATTCTCGACACAGTCAACACGCCGCGCGACGTCATGTCGGGTGCCCTCGACCCCACCAGTCCCGAAGGCACCGACCGCATTATCGGCATGGCGGCGTCGATGCCCGCCCTGGGTATGCGCTTCGCCGAACCCGGTGCTGTAGGCATCGCGGGCGGTAAGGCGGTGACGCCGCCGCCCGGTGGCAGGGTGCTGGTTCCGGAGGGCACCGTCAATATAAAGGGCAAGGACTACACCCACGCTGAGTTGGCGGGGATGGACAATGCGCCTACGTCATATATGGACCGCCATGTGTCCTATGACGACGCCGTTCAGCACGCCAAGGACAGCGGATCCTACACGCCGGAGCAGATTTCCGACCTGGAGTATCGGGCCAAGCTGTACAACCAAGACCCTGACGCCGTGGCGCAACACCGCGCCTACCAGGACGCTCGCGACTACCCCGGCATGACCAGGGGTTCCAGCCTGATGACCGAGGCGCAGAACAACGCGTCAAACGCCGCGCTGGATCCCGGCGGCCGAGCCGTGAAGGGCGACCCTGCCGTGGACGTCGCCTCGCAGACCCCGGAACAATTTCAGGCGCTCAACTACGTGCCGAACGTAGTCACCAAGACGGGCGAGATGCCGGGGTCGGGCCTCACCGGGGCCGACTTCAACGACTTGAAGTACAATAATGGCGTTGCCGGGTGGGGCCAGACCGCCAATGAAGCGGAATACGCGGCTCAGGCGAAAGCTCGTGGCGAACCCGCCTACAGCATCGACGATCGCAACATAATGAAGGCGCGCGTCGCTGCAGGCAAGCCGGAGTATCCGGTCAGCGACCCGGTGGCGATCGCCGACCGTATCGCCAGCCTCAACCCCAACGGCCTTTCGATGGCCAAGAAAGACGTGGCTGCCAGGGCGAAAGACCTCGGGTTCGGAACCACCACGTATTACCACGGTACCCCCGAGGCGGGCTTCGACTCGTTCAAGCCCAGCGACGGGCCCGACAGCGGCCTATACTTCACCAAAAGCAAGCAGGTGGCGGACTCATACAGTTCGCAGACCCGGCCGGGAGCCAACATCGCTGACAACGGACCGGGCGTTTACCCCACGCGGTTGCGTATGGATAATCCGCAGACCATTGACTTTTCGACCCTGGACGACCCCATTCTAGCTAAATACTCCAAAAACCCCGGCGACCACCCCACCTACAAGGGCATGGGGGAGCTCATCGATCGAGCGAAAAGCCTAGGTCACGACTCCATGATCCTGAAAGGCATCAAGGACGTCACGGGCGGCGACATGTACAACGGCGTGCAGCGTCGCCAGGATCAGTACGTGGTTTTCGACCCCTCGCAGGTGCGCAGCAAGTTCGCTACCTTCGACCCCGCCCGCAAGGGCGATTCCGACATCATGGCCGCAGGTGGCCTGGGAGTTCCCGCCGTGGGCAACGTATACGACGACCCCAAGTATTCCATCCCGGCCCAGGGCTCCGCCAAGCAGGAGTCGAAAAACCTGTACGACACGCCCGAGTTTTCGGTGCCTCCGCCCAAGACGGGGGCGGAACAGCCCGAGGGCGCCTTGGGGTATGTCAACGCAGCGGCGAGGGCGGCGGCCAACTCCGCCACTTTCGGCGGCGCGGACAAGTTGGCCAACCTTATCCACCGCATCGCGGGCACCCCCGGCGACGAAGAGCAGAACACCGCCACCGCCCGGAAGGAATACCCCTATACCTCGCTTGGCGGCGAAATCGCGGGGGCCGCTCTGCCCGGCGCCGGTATCAGCAATATTGCTGGCCGCGCCATCCCGGCGTTGGGCAGGGCCACCATCGCGTCGATGGCCGGCAACGGGGCGGTGACCGGCGCGACGATGGCCGGCGCGACTGATGCAGCGAAAGGGGAGACCGACCCGGCCAACTACGCCACCGACATGGCTATTCAGGGCGTCGGCGGCGGTCTGCTTGGCGGCGTCGTAGGCGGCGTCGTCGGTCAGACCCCGATGGGCAAGTTCCGCGCGGCGGGCGCTCACCTAGACCCGGCCGCGCGCGACGCAGCGGCGGCCATGGCGGAGCGTTCCGGCGCGGCCGGGGTCCCCCTCACTGCCACGGAGGCGGTGCGCGCCGTGGCCCCCGAACAGGTGGGCCCGCTGGAGGCGTTCCACAACTCCGCCGTTCGTTCGCCGGCCGGGTCGGTCAACAACGCGGGGTTCGAGGCGGGCCGTAGTCCGCTCATCGACATCGCGGCGAGGCGCGCTGCTCTCGCCGCCGGCCCCGAGGTGGCACCCATCACTGCTCAGAACGCGGCGGTCAGTGCGATCGATGAGGCCCGGCAGACCATCAACCGATCGGCGGATCCGTACTACAGGGCCGCAATGCGCACCCCGATGGAGCCCCACACCACCGAAATTCCCGAGGTGGGCCACGTCGCGGCGCGGGATCTGCTCGGCGACCCCATGCGCCTCGGCGACCTATCGCGTACTCTTGGCAAGCCCGTCACGGGGCGAGGCGCCAACGCGGGCAGCCAAGACAGCGTGCGGCGTGACATCTCGGCGTTGCTGCCGCCCCCGGAACCGCCGGCTCCCACCCCCGGCGGCCCGGTCAACGATAACCTGCCCCAGCCGCCGGAGCAGATCCCGCTCGCCATCCACGACAAGGTAAAGCACGTTCTGGGAACGCTCTACACCCGCGCCGCCGATGAGAAGCCCGACGTTGCTCGCACCGTCGCCCAGGAACGGGACCGCCTCAACGCGGCAATGGGCGCCGCAAGCCCGCAGTACGCCCAGGCGACAGACATCGAAAACATGGGCCGGTCGATGATGCTGGACCACGTTCAGAACGGGCCACTCGGCACCATCGCCGCGACGGGCAACCCGGCTACGCAGTCGAGGGCCCTTTTCGGTGCCTCGACGCCGATGGAGGCCGACGACGCCATCCGCGCCGCATCACGCATGTCGGGCATCGCCGAAAGGCAGGGTAACCCTGACCCTTCGCTGGGCTTGCTTTCGGGGCACCTGCAGAGGGCAGCGGCGGCCGGGCCGCGCGGCTTCGCCGATGCGCTGCCGAACGACGCTTCGATGAGGGTGGCGCAAGCGGTGGGCGGCAACAGGCTGGCTCCGGTGGCCGATACTGTCGATGCATTGCGTGCGCTGCGGCCTAACACGATGCCGGCCTCCAGCGAAACGCACGGGTACGGCGTTAGCGGATTGCTGTGGCGCGGCGCTCGCGACCTCGGCAAGGGAAGGCAGGTCGATATTCTACAGGACCCGTCCAACATCCCCCTGCTCGGCACGAGGGCGGGCAGCACAACGAACTCGCTGGCTGCCCTCATTTCGATGATGAATGACGCGGAGCAGCGCAGGGCCGCCCGCTAGGGGTATTCGGGCGCCCTAGCGGCGCCCGGCCCGCCGTGCAGCCACCAGCCCGCGCAGCGCCTGGAATACACTGTCCTTGCGTTGTAGCGCCTCGATCATTTTTTGGTCTTCGGTCGTACCGACGAAGTCCACGTAAGTGACAGGGTGTGCTTGCCCATGCCGATGGTTGCGGTCCTCGATCTGAGACCGGTCATCGATACTATATGTATTCTCAAAGAAAGCAGTTGTAAAACACGGTGCTTCGTGGTTGCCGAGGAGGGTGTGTCCATATTTCGCAGCCCTGGTTTGGAGAAGCATCATAGGCGCCGCTCCGAGGTTGAAAAGCGCCTTTTCGGCCTCCACCTCCTCCGGCGACATGCCGCCGCGGATGAAAGGCGTGTTGGGGAATACAGTAGAAAGCAGCTTGTAGGCGTACTTGCTGTTATAAGGTATCAACAGCTTGCCCGAAAGCTCCGAGTCGATGAACTCCCTCAAAGCTAGCAGCCGTGGGTTCTTACCGGGCTCCACCAACTCCACGGTATTGCCCTCGCCGTCGATGATGTAACCCGACTGGATCTGGGCGAGCTTGATATACTTGGTGATGGCGGCTTCGACCGTCACCACCGTCTCATCCTCGATGAAGGTGAGGAAGTCCTCCAACATTTCGTTGTAGTGCTTCGACAACACCGGCCCGAGGTCGTAGCTGCGAGTGGTGTACGACTTTTCGGGGAGGTCGGTCCAGTCCTTCTTGGAAGCAAAGAAAGCGTAGTCCGAAAGGAGGGCCGCCAACGTCTCTTGGTTTTTGGCGCCGACGACTGACTTGCCCTTAAATCCGCCCAGTTCGCAGTAGGTGTTGCGCCACGCGAAGTAGTTACCGACAATCAGACCACAAGCTCGGAGTTGCGACCAAAGGTCGTGGGGGCCAGATTTCTGCGGACGACCCGAAAGCACTCGCTTCCAAGTGCAGTACTTTGCCAGATCGATGGCGGCGCGGGTCTGTGCGGCATCGTGGGTAGATATCTGGACAGACTCGTCGAAGCTGAGATAGGAGGACCTTCCAGCAATGAGGCGATGAAGGAAATCGCGGCATTTGTCGCCTCGTAGCGCCTCATAGTTGACAACAACGAAGGAGCCGCGCTTACGCCCCTCGGTGCGTAACCACGCTTCGTTAGCAACTGTTGCGTTAGACTGGTAGACGTAACCTGTAATAGGCCAAGCCCACTCGTACTTCTTGCCCTCGGCGACCCATCCGGGCTTGAAGGTTCCAGGGCTGACGATGATACCGACATCAGCCGTTCCCTCCGCGACCTTCTGCGAAAACTCTTCCAGGGTGAGCCCGGTTTTACCGAGCCCTTGTTCGAGGTAGTAGGCGAAGCCGGGCTTGTGGTACCCTTTGGCCAGGGCTTCGCGTTGCACCGCGTACGGCTTAAAACGGGATGTCATTATCGTCTACCGAAGGTATCTTAGATGCGGGAAGGTCAAATCCTACAAACCTGCTACCGGACTCGGATCGCGGCTTTTCGGTGACCATCGACGAAATCATGAGGGCGAAGTTGGCTACGTCCGCCCCCTCGAAGATAACGTCGAAAGCGTTGGGGGTGCCCCGTAGGGCATCCCTCAATTCGTCCACCTCGTTGCACAGCAGCTGGAAGGCGTCGTCGGTGCCGAGGTCCTCCCATCGGCCCTTATGTGCGTTCTTGCGGAGCTTGTACACCATCGCGTCGACGAAACGCTTGATGTCAGCGGCGTACTGCTCGCAGTTTTCGGGGATGTGGATGGCGATGTCCATAGTCTACCCTACTACAAAACAGTCGGACACGCGGGGCCCGTACCCGCCTATGATAGTGACGGGGTGGCCCAGAACGTCGATTGCGTGGTTCTGCAGTCCAAGAAGGAACGACGCACGAGCCTCGTCGTCCTCCAGGTAGTTCAGGAAGTTGGCGAACACGATGTGCGGCGTGTTTACGGTCAGCGCGTCTCGGTATTGCTGCCACGAGAAGGTGAACACGCGGCGAACCCGCTTCGTCACCGTAGTGAGTTCCGGCTCCTGGCCGATGGCCTCCCAGCTGGTCTCGACCTGATCCGGGTAGCAGTCGCCGCTCGACGCCCCGTTGGGGGCGTTGCCGACGCGAATCGGGAAGGTGCGAACGCACATGATGCCGCCGCGATAGTGCTTCGGGCTGATACCCGCGTCGCTCAGCGCTTGCCCGGCGGTGCACTCCCGCGAAGTGACGTAGGGGTAGAAGCGCTGGTTGAGGCCGAGAGAGAAGCCCTGGCTCACTTCGAGCAGCACCCGCATGTCCTTGACGTGGTGCACATGGTCCCATCGGCGAGCGGCGGGAAAAAGTGACTTTGCGACGGCGCCGTCGTACCTCTCCAGCTTGTTGATGATGGCGGGGCCGACACCTTGGCCGGTGGACGCGATGCGCTTGATAGTGTCTGCATCCTTCCACTTTTCGCCGGGTGTCAACAGCGCCGCGTTGGGATGCACGAACGGCGACATGTTGTACTTGTAACACTCGTCGGCCAACAACGCTGGGTCGACCACGGCACCCGCCGTCAATACAGTGATAGGCTCTTTGCGACCCTGCAAGCGTTGGTACACAGGGAAGGTCGGAAGCTGTTTAAGCACCACCTTGATTTCATGCCCGTTTTTTCCTTCACCTTCCACGCGAGTCTTGGCGTAACACGTATGCCCCGAGTTGGGACCGGCGTTGGTGAGGACGGCCTGAAACAGCCCGTCGCTGGTGTGCTCGGCAAGGAACGCCGCAGCGAGGCCTTTGCCCGTGGAGCCGTACTGGCCGTCGACGAGGGCGTACGCCCCCTTTTCGGAGAATAGGTGATCCAGGTTCACTTGATGCGCTCCGCGGCGATGGTGGCGTAACCGGCGATGTCGTGCCAGTGATCGAGGTGGTTGGCGTCGCCCGCGACGATGCGACCGATCTTGTGGAGGATCATCTCCAACGCCTCGTGCTGCTCGTGCGAAAGGTCGGGCTGGCCCCTGCTTGGACGGGCAGCAAGGTGGTCACGCAGCACGATTTTGAGGCTCTGGCTGCAATAGGCGTGGTCCGTGAAATCACCGTGCTGCGTCTTGCGCTCGGCGAGCGTTGCCTGGAGTCGATCCGGTTGTGTGGCCGGGTTCGGAGGCTGCAACGACAAGTCGACGTAAACACTGGCCTGCAGCTGAGGGTCACGACTTTCGGCGATATGCACGTTGCCATTATAGTAGTCCCGGTCAAATTGCAACTTATCGGGTCTCTTCTTCGGGGTGCAAGCGCGACACCACGCGATGTACGAGGTATACGACGACCAGTAAAACCCATCGGGGTCGGTAAACAGCTTTAAAGCTTCGAGGTAGGAGGGGCGAGCGGCGGGTTCGTTGCTCATAGCAGCTTCAACTTCGAAAGGAGGGAGGGGATGGTGGATGCTTGCGCGCACTCCGCGCAAACCAGCTTCTCGGCGGGGGCGCCGAAATAGCACACCTTAGTGGTGGGGTTGTACCCGATGACCACCGCAGCGTGGAATTCGAGGGCGTTGATGAGATTGAGCTCATGCAACTGCCGGGGCGTGGGACCGAAAGACGACCCACGCACGATCTTGGCCTCGGCGAAGAGGGGGCGGCGTGCACCGTCCAACGCGATGTACATGTCGGGCAGACCCACCGCGAATTGGTCTTCGAGGCGGCGCGCGTAGCCCCCGTCCTCACGGACGGCGCGGACCAGCCGCGACTTGAACTCGGACTCGGGCCCGCTCAAGCCAGATTCTCCTTTTCGGCGAACCAGCCGCGCACCCTGATGGTGCACTTACCAGTGCTCTCGTTGAGGTCGAGCATCTCGGCCTGGGACTTGGGCACCCACACCTGCTTGTCGACGTTGGTGAAATTGATCAGCCACGCCTTGGCGGTCTGGTTCTCGATCTCGCCTTCGAGCTCGTAGCTCTCGTCACTTCTGTCCCTGCGGAACGCCATCACACCCACCCTTCCACTTTCTTGGCCTTTTCGCCGTAGCTGGCCTCCCCCCAATTGCGCCCCAGGATCACCTCAACAGGGATCGGTGTGGCGAAGTTGAACGGAGGCGACTGAACATCCTCCATGATCCGGACCATCTCGCGCAGCTTCGGGTTGTCAGCCTTCCAGCTGCTCTGCCAGATGAACGAGTCGTGGATCGTGAGGAGAATGTTGATCTCGTCGGGGTACGCTTCGGCGTACTGGTTGATGCGCAGCAGCGTAGTCTTGGTATGATCGGCGCCGGACCCCTGAATGATGCGGCTCACGGCCCGATACGCATACTGCGGGTGATCGAGCTTGGCGATACGTCCGAGGATGGTGCGAACGTAACCGCGGGACTTGAACACCCGCTTGGCAAGCTGCTGGAAATCCTCGATACCGGGAAAGGCATCGTGCAGAAAGCGGCGGTGGTCGCGAGCAGCGTCATCCACGCTGTAACCCATATGCCCCGCAAGAGACTTTGGCTGCATCCCGGTAAGGATACCAAGACCAAGCCGCTTAGCATGGTCCCGAGGCATCCCGAGCAAAGCAGAAGCAGTGCTGTGGATGTCGATAACTGGGCTACCATTGTACCCCCTGAGCAGGTTTTCATCCTCGGAGTAGTGAGCGAAAAGGCGGGGCTCCTGCTGTGAGAAGTCGGCCTCGCCCATGAACTCGAACTGCTCGTCGGGGATCAGGAGGGGGCGGACGAGCTTGCCGACGACGTAGTTACGCTTCGGAAACGCCTGTAGGTTCGGCTCCGAGCACGATAGGCGACCGCCGATGGCCCCGTACTCGTCGCTCTTCGATTGGTTAAGTACCGGGTGAACCCTCCCCTGCACGTTATTGGTCGATATAAGGGGTGTGATAAACGAATCGCGTGCTTTTTCAAGCCTACGAACAGCCAGAACGGCCCGGCCAGCGTCGTTGCCCTCCAGCCACTTTTCGGTAAACGAAGGTTTGCCGCCCGCAGTCTGCGCGAAATCAACCACGCCCGAGGACCGAAACAGCGCCTCCAGTTCCTTTGGCGAGCGCACATTGAAGCCAGGAGATAGCGCCCGCTTTGCATTGTCGATACTCCCTTCGAGCTCCACCATTACCCTTTCGGCGTACGCCGGGTCCACCTTGATGCCACGGCGCTGCATCCTGGCGAGGTATGGAATGAGATCGCACTCCAGCTTCCACACCTTGCGCAGTTCGAGCTCGTCGAGCAGCGGCTGTTGCGCCGCCCATAGCTCTAGGGTCGATACACCATCACCGACAGCATAATCAACAGCGACAGGGAGGTCCCCAGGAAGACGCCAAAAGTTGCCCATTTGCTTTCGGTCGGGTAACCCGCCAAAGCGAGTAGCAAGCTCACGATAAAGCTCATCGCCGAGCTTAGCAGTAACACCGCGACGAGCAGAACAGGAATCGAGGCTAAAACTACCGGCGATGTCATCGATCAGCCCCTCGTTGATCATCGTGTCTTCTAATGGCGCGTCTGGATAGACAGAATGCCGCGCAGAGAGCTTGAGATCGAAGGCGAGGTTGTGTCCGACCGTGCGGTAGCCGAGGCGGGTGCGTCGTCGAAAAGCATCAGCAAGGCTGGCTTCAAACTCCACCCCGGCAGGTATGTTTCCCCCGGCTCCGTGCCGGACCGGAACATAAATGGAATAGGGTGCAGGGCCTCGAGACGCACCATGTCGCCGGGCCGGATCTGACCCTCCGCCTGTGATGACGTAGCCGCAAATAACGGCAGACGTGTCGAGCCCAGTAGTCTCGACGTCATACGCGATAGGGTTCGGGTCATCTGCTACGATTTCCAATGCGAGGGAGGGATTAATCACCGCTTGCTCCCCCATACACACAGTGCGATCACTGCGAGGATGAAGAAATCGGTGAAATGTGCGTTGAGAAAGTCGGCCAGGGTCATCGGGTCACCGAAAAGGTGGGGCCCGCCTTTCGGCGAGCCCGTTGCGTTCAGAAGCGGTCCGCCCCGGTCGACGTCTTGGGCGCCTGGGTCGCGCCGCCCGCCTCCCCGTGCTCGTCGCCCTCGTCGTTGGCGCGGAAATCGGCCGTCTTGAACGTCTCGTACCGCTCCGCGCAGTACTTATACTGCTCCTCGGTGGCGAAGCCGGAACGGGTGTAGGCGTAGTTGAAGTAGTCGCCCTCGGCGCCTTTGTCCACGCGCGGCGTCACGGTGAACTTGAGGGCGAACTGGTCCATATTGGCCATCTCGATCTTGGAGATGAGCATCTTGGCCGACTTGACCGACGACCGCGTGTTCAGCAGGATCGCCAGCGGCATGTCGGGGTAGGCGGGCAGATAGCTCAGGATCGAATAGGTGAGCGCCGCCGCCGGCTGCGAGTTGGGATCGCCGTCGATCGACGAACCGAACTCAGTGAGGCCGGACTCCCTGACCGAATTGCCGATGCGCCACTTCTGCTTCTGCGGCGAGCCCTTGATCTTGACCTCGAACGTCTCGTCGGGCCGATCCCAGTTAATGCAGTCGTTGGACCGGGCGAGCACGCCGCGATCGTCGCCGCGCGGCGCCCACAGAACGAGGGACTTGCGGACGAGGATCGGGATAATCTCCAGCGTCTCCCCCAGGTCCACCTCGGCGAGGCTGTGCCAGAAGTGACCCTGCTTCGCGTCGTTGTGCTCGTTGATCTCGGGCGACACCGCCTGGAGCAGCTTGACGCGCGGCATGATCAGATCGGACTGATCCGTGTTGCCGATCGAGACGCTGCGCGCCTTGTTCTGGAGGTAGGCGGGGAGACCCCCGGTTTCCTCGACCTTTGCGACTTCCTGCTTTGCCACGGGGGCTTCCTTCTTCGTTGCACGTGCCATTTCTACATCCTCCAGTTCACGAAATTCCCACTCGGTGATCCCGCAGCCCAAACTGGGGACCACCTCGATTGTGACGCCTCCGTAGACGCTCACTTCTTCGTGATGGAGGTGTAGGTCATCACGCCGGTCTTGAAGACTTCGGCGGGAAGCTCGACGCCCTCCTCCTCCAGCTTGTTCTTCGCGAACGCGGCGAGGGAGGAAGAATTGACGGTCTGGGTGATGAGGCTGGCGGCCCCATTTTCGGCGAGCCAGTTGTACGCCTGCGACTTGTCGAGGATCGAACAGGAGTACCGGTTCGAAAGGGAAACGCGGCCCACACCATCGACGTTGATGGTCTTGATGCCGTCGCGACGCATCGCCTCGGGGATGTGCTCCCGGCTCTGCTTGTCGTAGATGTCGTTGAGGTGCTTCTTCGCCTCGCTGAACGCCTCATAGACGTCGCTGATGAACTTGAAGCGACGGATCTGGTCGACGGTGGGGAGGTCGAGGGAGGCGTCAATGCCTTCGGCCAGACCTTCACAGAGGTGGGGCAACTCAGCGGCCAAGGACTTCAGCCGCGAGGCGGCAGCGCGGGCTTGGGTGGAAGCAGCGGACGCTACGGCGGGGACTTCGAGGGTCATGGTGGGCTCCTTGCACCGCCCCCGGCCTGGGGGCGTGATAACAATGTATCACGCCCCCGCCCCCGTGTCAACTAGGGTCAGACTTTCGGAGAAGCCCGCATGTCGATCGACCCCGAGACGTCGACGAGATTCCCCGCGTACGCCCCGTGGCTCGACACGCCCTGGCCCGAAACGCCGAAAAGCTGGCCGCACAAGCTGGTAGCGACCGCGCGCGACATTTCGAACAGGTGCACGCCCTCCTCAGTGATGAACGTCACCTCGACGGGCTGGTCGTCCGCGCCGTACCGGACCGACAGCGACTCGACCTTCACTTCTTGACCCCGAGGCCCTGGAGCGCGCCCTCGCCGGTCTGCGCGGCGACCTCCAGCGCCGCGTTGACGAGGCCCTGGGAATGCTGGTTGATGTGTGACAGCGCCTGCTCGGCCTGCCCCTTGATCACCTCGATCGCCTCGTGCTCCAGGCCCGACGACTGCGCCGTCTTGTGGATGTTGATGAAGAACTTCGCGAGGTCGGCGAAGATGTTGGACATGACGGTCATATTACTACCCTTTCGTGGCCCCTATACGACAACGCCCACGGTGGAGGCCATCACACCGTGGGCGTCGGAACAACCCCAGGCGCTCTGGGGTCTATCTACCGCCGACCGACACTACGCGGCGGCGGATTCCTTCTGCTCCTCGGCCTTCGCGGGCCGGGGCGGCCGGGCCGCCCGCTCGGGGAGCGTGATCGGGTGCTTCTTGTCGTCGTGGCCGATGATGTGGCCCGCCTTGCGCACCTTGGCGTCGAGCCGGTTGCGCAGCGTCATGCGGGCCCGACCGTGGGCGCCGGGCGCCTTGGCGGCGATCGCGTCCTCGAACGGCTTGATGTGGGCCTCCTCGATGCCGTTCTTGGCGGCGAGGTCGAAGAACTTGTCGAAGGAGAACTCCTTGTTCTCGCCGACCGTGCAGTGGTCGTTGATGAACTTGGCGAGCTCGTCGCTACCGCCGTTCTTGTACTTGCCGGCGTACTTGCTCGGGACGATCGACTTGGCCGGGGCCTTCTCGCCCTCGGCGGGCACCATGTCACTCTTGCCGTGGGTGGCGTCGCCGCCTGCGTTCGGGGCGTCGGCGCGGTCGGACGCGATGCCAGGGTTCTCGTGCTTCTCGTCGACACCGTGAGCGGCGGCGGGGTTCTTCGGCTTGGCCATGTCACTCTCCTATCGCACGGGGATCGCTGCGATGTACCCTAAAGTACCACATCCCCGTGACCCTGTCAAGTACCTCCTAGAACTTCGGCATCAAGTCCGGCTTCGCGCCGAGCCTCTCCTTAGGCGGTACAGATTTACTATCATTGACCCCGTGGTCAGAGGGTACAAACTCCCGATATGCATGTATTTCAAGATGCGTGGTGGCCACGAACTGGTCAATGCAAGTAGCCCAATTGTTTCGAGTGCGCATGCGCCGAACGTTGCCGTTGCGGTACGGCTCCGTAATGTTATCGAGAGGAACCACCAACTCGAACTCTCGAAGCACCACGCTAGTGTTAGGCGGCCCAAGTCCCTGTGCTTTAGCTTCGAGTTGTATCCGTGAGATGAGGGATGCCTTATCAAACGGTGTACTCCAATCGAGCCCGCTATCAGCGATCCATCCGGACTCCAGTATGCCGCGAATGATGCGCCTGAACCATGAGACGTTGGATTCCAGAACAGCTTTGTCGGTAGAAGAAGATATAGCGACATTTTCGATCTCCTGCTTGGTGACGGGAAGATCAACGAAATAGCGTACGTATTGCTGTATGACCTCCGGCCGTTTAAGAAACTGGTCGAACTCATCGAACCACGGCTTGAGACCCCGTGCCCAAGCCTCGAACTCGGGCCGGGTGATGCCCATCGTTTCGGGGTCGACGGTCCGCATGTAGAACAGGGTGCGATCCCGCGTGTCCTTTTCGCCGATGTGCACGTTGAAGTGATTGGCAGCGAAGCATACCCGCGCAAACACGCGGTAGGTGCGAGCCTCCTCGAACTTCTCCATGCCCGACACAGATACGTTTCGAATTAGTTTCTTCACTTCGTCGGTCACGGTATCGGTCTTGAACCGCGCCTCGTCGATGAACACGAAGATCTTGTCTTTGAACGGCCCGACGTTGAACTTCTGGTCGATCACGTTGGGGGAGGCGGTGCCCCACAGCTGCTCCGTGAACAGCGCCCGCATGAACACGTTTCCAAGGAACGACTTGCCCACCCCTTGCTCGCCAACGAAAACGGGGGCAACCTGCTGCTTGATCCCCGGATGCTGAAACGTCCATGCGACCCACTGCTTAAACCAAGCGATTTGAGCAGGGTCGTCGCGGGTAAGATATCCCAGTAGTTTGTCGAGGTAGTCAATAGCTTTCTTGATAAGAGGTGCATCAACTTCTCCAGCGGGTTGGATTGGCCACCCAGCCCAAGTGTTGAACACCGTTGTAGCGCGAGCGTCATACTCGTCAGGTACCGGATTCCCGTAGGAGTCAATTCGATATATACCGCCAGCGCTAAGTTCGGGGTACATGTCTCGGGTTCCAACGCGGCGACGCAGATTGCTCCCTTCGAATATATTAAATGCCGCTTTCGGCTTCCCGCCCACGAAGATGGTGTCACCCTTGTGACGTCTCTCCAGTTCGAACGCACCGTGAGCGAATTTGCCGTACGATCCGTGTCGAGTTCGGTCAATATATAAGTCATCGGTCTCGTCGTAGATGTAACGCTCCGCCAACTCCGTCAGCTTCGACATATCCGATCCAGGCGTGAGGACCGCGCGAAGAGCCTGTACACTTTCCTCCCCGATAGCTTCCACCATTGAGTGCCACCCAGGTACTTTCGCGTCAGGGTTACGTGAAAGCTTCTCCCGCGCGTCCCGGTAGGCGCGTTTCCGCATCGCTGCCTCTTCATCCCCCATCGTATGAGCAATGAAGTCGACAAGCGACTCGGCTTCCTGATCGGACGCCACGGGACAAAAGACGTCACTGGCGATAGCCTCCTGGTCGTTGAGCGCAGCGCTCGCCTCGACGACGCGTGCGAGCCACCCCGTGAATTTGACGGCGAAGGCTTGCCGATTACCTTCGACCCAGTGGGTGTGGACGCAGTATAGGACCGTGCCGAATGCTACGCCTCGGACGATAGACCGGAAATCGGTCCTTCGTGCAGTCGTAACTGCAACATCTTGTACAGATCGAGCTTCCCCTTCGGGGTTATACCAAACAGATATATCGTATTCTTTAGAATGTTCGAACTTTCGACTATATACGGAACCCGGCACCACGGTCTGCTTAGCGGTTCTTTCGGCGGCCTTGTCGGGTCCCGGCGTAAACGATCGCAGTTGTGTATGATAACGCTCACCTCGAAAGGCGACGGGCCGAGGTTCGAAACGTCGTAGGAAATCGTAACTGGCTGCCTCGTCTTCTGGTAGTTGAACAAGGAAATGAGAAGCGACCCCGCGGCTTCTTCGACCAAAGGCAAACCGTGTGTCCACTCCGACGTGTCGTAGACCATGTTGAATGCATCTGACATATTCAGTATCCGATGAGTCGATATCGATGTCGAGCCAGCCCAGCTGGAGGTTGAAACCGACGTTGAGCCGTTGAAAGTCAGGCTGGTCGATCCAGCCCTGCAGGTCGACGTCGCCACGCTTCTTGCCAAACCAGTCCTTGTCCAGGGGGTCCTTGCCAGAAGGCTTGAGCCAGCACGCGCCGACTTGAATGAACTGAGCGTTGATCTTGGCCGTGATGGCCTTCTGCACGTTCAGGTCCTTTTCGTCTTCGGGCGGTAGGTCAAATCCGCCCTTCATGACATTAAGTGGCACCATGTCCTCCGTACGTACAGGCTGGCGCGACTATACCACGCGCACGTGTAGCGCGCCAGCGGGGCCGGAACCCTAGTGCTTGGCCTTATCGACGGGCTGCTCGATCAGCTGCGCACACCCATCGGCGAGCAGTGCCACGAAGGGAGACACCACTTGATGCACGCCCTCGGCGACACGCTGCAGCCCCTTGTGTCCCAGCGTGTCGGCGTTGAACTGCACGATGGACGTCGCCACGGTGGACAAGAACGCCCCCAACCACTCCACGGGCGGATACCCCGCCTCGCGAGCGATGCACTGCGACTGGAACACGGCGCGGGTGACGGTATCGACCAACAGGTAATCGACGCCCTTGTAGTTGGGATCACCCCTCATAGTCAGGATCAACTTGGCCGTAGCGTCGTCGCCCTCCTTCATGCACGCATCCAGCTGTTCGGTGGTGAGTTCAGCGTAGTTCATAGCTCGTTGCTCCTATCGTCGGCGTACTGTTTCGCCTGGAAGTCATCGAAAAGCCAGTCGGCTTCCGACATCTTGGCCTGCCTGCCTTTCGCTCTCTGGTGAAGCGACAAGGCGGCGCAGAACTGTCCGGTGCGAGTCCGGGTCAGGTATGTTATGCGCCACAAATGGTATTCGTAGCGTACGAGGCAGTGGGCGTCATGTTGCATTGTATACCTCGTCCCTCTCGGCGCTGATCCGCACGTTTTCGGCGGCTTGGCTCCGGACACGGGGCCAGCCCAGGTGCGGGTGCTTCATCACCGTTTGCGAGTACAGCTTGCCGGACCGTGACACTGCCCACGCCTTATAAGTTATGCCGAACTCGTCCTCCCATTCTCGCTCGTGTACCTTGATAGCGTCATGCTGCATCACGGTAACTCCACCATGAAATCGGCATCCGCCCGAAAAGCCGCACGTTCGTCGTATACAACGAAACCCTTCCTATCCATAGCGCTCATGGGCGACCAGCTGCCCAGACTGTAACTAATGCTGGGTAACTCTGGGCGGGGAAACCTTCCCGTCCACCTCATGCAGTCTTGGTGCATGTGGGTCCAATAACCCACAGCCGGCCACACCTCTATGTCGCAGGGGTCAACATAGGCGCCTAGCATCGTACTGAGTCTTTCGGCCAACTTGAAGCGCATAGACCGATGGGACTTGGCTTCGGCTTGGTCGCGTACAGCCTTACCCATTGCGCAAACTCCTCGGGCCCCATGCGATGGGCCGCCATGAACTCGTCTCGAGTGACGACGCCGCGTTGAACGGCGTCGATCAGCTGCCTCTTGCGGAACACGGTGTACTGCTCCGTCGTGCGCAGCGCGTCGTTGCGGCTGAACTCCACCCACACGTTCGTTCCGTCGGCGCGGGTGAAGTAGTTGGGGTCGCGCCGCAACTCAGCACCACACGACTTCGCCGTAGGCGGGGGCAGCGAAAAGGGAGGCCCTTTCGGTGGGCTCGTAGTACCGGCCGGTGTGGCACATCTCGCAGGCGTGGCGCAGGGCCATGAAGTTGGCGTAGCGCATCGCGGCGGTGTTGCGCAGCATGAAGATGGAGCGATCGAAAGACATGAGGGGCACCTCGGGTTGACATCTACATTAGACCACAGCGCGGCGTACCGCGCAAGTTACTCGTCGAAATGGAACGGGCTCTTATCCTCCTCCTCTCGACTGATGCGGCTGCTCAACATGCACGCCGCGACACCGACCACGATGGACAGGGCGACGAGCACGAGAAGCGCGTCGACCACCACGGCGATGTAGGTGTGGGCGCTCACGCGCCCTCTCCCTCTCCCTTCCCGGCCGGGGCGGGCTGCTCGGCGAGGCGGGCGCGTTCAGCAAATGCTGCCTCAATAGCAAGGGCCAAAGCGCTCATTTGGTCGTTAGCGTCGACGTCTCGCAGATATTCAGTGCGAGCCTTATCCGCAGCTTGTAGGATTGAGGACTTAAACCCTGGCCAGATTTCGTCCCCTGCCGGCACCGCCCCGCCCTGTTGGTCCGATAGGGTGGCAGGCAGGCCTAAGGGTCCGTATTTCAGCAAGTGATTGTAGAACGACAGTTTGGCATGTGCTGTCGCCTCGTCGGGGTAAGGCCCTTCTCGATCAGCCTGCGTCTCGGTCCAAAACCACCAGCCGTCTGCATCACGATGCACCGCATCCACCAGCCCTGAGGGCGCAGGCGGGGTCGGGGCGAGCCGGGGAAGTACCTCTGCGAGCGCCGCGTTGCGGGCGGGGCCGTTCAACCTCCCTGTGAAGACGTAGGCCAAGATATTCTCGGCGTCGGCCCCTCCGGCACCTAGCCCGTCTAGGCACAGGAGCAAGCGGCTCGCCATGACGTCCATTGTCAGCCCGCCCTCGGGCGCGTCGTGCTGCTGGGTCATCGGTCGGCTCCTTACTTGGCGGCCTTGGGCTGCGCGAACTTGCGGCTGGCCATCCACTCGGCGTCGAACTTGACCGTGCCGCCCATCGTCTCGGGCACCACCATCGTGCCGCCGGCCGCGTAGACGCGGCGCGCGAGCATGTTGCGGCCCGTCATACGGAGGCGGCCCTGCCAGCCGCGCGTGGTGCGGTTGTACTTGGAGAGGTCGACGCCGTTCAGGCTGCAGATCGCCTCGAACAGCTCGATGTCGGTGCCGGCCTTGTTCGCGCAGTGGGTGTCGAACCACACTGCCATCGCGTCGCCGCAGTGGTTCGGGTTGCCGCGCTCGGCGTAGGTGGCGCGATAGCGCTCGTCGACCACCGACCCCGAAAGGCGCTCCTCCTCCTCGGTCTCGGCCTGCTCCAGGTCTTCGACATCCACGTCGAGCGCGTCGGCGGCCTCCTCGGGGGTCTCCATCTCGACGGTCGACGCGGCAGCGGCGCGGTCGCGGAAAGCGGTGCGCACCTCGGCGGGCGTGCCGCTCGCATCCCACGAGCCGACCTTGAGCGTGATGGCGCTGCAGTCGGTGTCGCTCGCCTCGCCCTCCGGCACCACCTCGTAGGTGAGGCCCTCGTTGTCGCAGTACTCGCGCAGCCAGACGAGGTCGAGCATCTGGTTAAGGGCGTCGCGGGCCTTGCCGGCCCAGGTGAGGGTGTTGCCGTGCTTGGCGCTGAACGCGACGACCTTGAGGCCGTCCTGGGTCAGCTGGATGCCCTCGGCGGCGGCGGACTTGAGGGTGGCGTGGTGAATGGCCATAGTGTGCTCCTGGTGTCTGGTCGGGGCGCTATCGCCTCCGATCTGTAAACATTAAACCACATCGGGACGGTTTACACAATAGTCGTGCCCATGCGCTTGAAACAAAGTCGGTCTGCGTCGTACGCAAGGCGGTCGCAGCGCAACGCGCCGCACTTGCATCCCTCGACGGCCAACACAGACCGGCCGTGGAGTTCAGGCTCGCCGCGCAGCACCCAGTCGTGCTTGTGGTGGATCGCGTCGGGCACGAGATGGTCGACGAACTCGATCGCCAGCAGGGCAAGCTCCGCCGCGTGGGCGAGGCGATACACCGAAAAGCCATGAGCCTTGTGCGTCATTCGAGGTCCTCCTGCTGCTGCTTTAACTGCCGCGCCGCCTCGTAGGCGAAAGCGGAGGTGTAGAACGGGCCGTACCACCATTCGGTGTCGACCATCGTCCCCGAAAGGTAACGGTAGTACCAACCGGCGCCGCGCTCGGTTTCGATGTCGGGCATGAACTCGGTGTTCCGGATTACGATGGTCACCAACTCGTCCGAGATGTCCTGCAGCGTGCGGTTGCCGGCCTTCGTGGCGGACTTCGGGTTGTAGGAATGCGCAGGACCAGAGGGAACGTGCCGATCGGCCTCTTGCACCACCATGTCGCGCTGGTACTTAGTCACCGCCTCGATGAGCTCGGTGGTCAGGTATTTGCGCTCGAAGCCGGCCTGACCGCGTTCTTCGTACTCCTGCCGCAACTCACGGTAGGACTTGCTGTTCGTACGCCCGATGTCGTAGACGGTGCGCTTCGACACACCGAAATAGCCGGCTAGGGCAGACACACGAAAGAAAGAACGGCGGCGCAGGGCCAACAACTGGCAGCGCACGTAGCGGTCTAGCTTTGCTTCGAACCGGTGCGCGCCGCCGAACTCGGCCGCAACCTTGGCGAAGGCTTCTTCGAGGTCAGTCATTGAGGTCGTACCGGGTGATGTAAAGGGAGTTCATGGCCTCGTTGACCGCGACAGGGTGAAGCAGCACCACCTCCTCGAAAACAGCGCGGGGCACGAAGCGCTTCACGCTGTCGCGCTTGCCGAGGCGGCTGCAGATGTCCCGCACGTCACGGTAGCGCTTCGACGACTCGCGGTAGATGTCGCGCACCGTGGATTCGTTCAGGTTGTAACGAAGAGCTAGCGTGCGCACCGTCACGCCGAGGTAGCGCAGCGCCAGGACTTGGCAACGGCGTTCGAGGTCGAGCTTGGGACTCGCGTCGGGGTGCGACGACTGGAGAGGGGCGTAGGACGACGAGTGTTGCACGTAGAACTCCGTGGGGTATGTACCAGGGTACGCACGCATTGAAACATGGCACGGCAGGGGGGACCATGTGACGCAGCGCCGCAGGTCCTGTATGCCCAGTATACCTCCTTCTCCTTCTACTTCTCATCACTCCTCCAGGGGGGAGGGGCGGCATGTGAGAGGAGGGTCAGAGAAGGGGGGACGCCTTTCGGTGGCCGGGGGGGGCGGCACCCGTCCACATAGGAGGCGCCAGGAGAAGTCGTAGGCCACTCACCCATACTGGCCATACTAGTCGCCTCTCCGCTCCCCTTTTCGCTGTGTGTCGAACCCTCATCTCGCAGCCTGCGCCGCTTTCGCTGCGGCCCTGTGCCAGTTCGCTGCGTGCCTGTGTCTTCCGTCCTCCGCCGCGACGTTCGCCTCTTCCGCTGCGTAGATCTCGCGTTCCAGTTGCACCGAAGCCTGTTCGTCGTTTTCGTCGTGTGCGTCGTACCTGAACTCCTCATCGCACGTCGCGGACCACGCGGCGTCGGTGCGCTCCTTCGCGTCCCAGTCCTTCCGCTGGTGGGCCCGCGCCGCCAGCCGGTGAAGGGCGCGGCGCGCGATGCGGTCGTGCCCCACGCGCGCGGGGGCCACGGGCGGGCACGCGGGCGTGGCAGCTATGGTAGTAGCGGCCGGTGCGGCGGCGGGCGCGGGCGGGGCTGGCTGGGGCGGCGTGGTGGGTGCGGCGGGCGGCACCGGGGTGGTGGGCGGCGTGGGCTGCTCGTCTTCGAGTTCAGCCTCAATCCTCGCCAGGGTGCGCTGATCCACGGCGCGACCTCGGTAGCGTGGGTAGGCTTCGAGCCGCGCGCGAAGCACGTCGGCCGCTTCGCGCGGGCTGACGGTGATCGTGGCGGTGTCGCTGAGCAGGCCGGTCTTGCCGACGTGTGCGGGGATCGTGTAGGTCTGGGCCATGGTGTGCTCCTGTTCGATGTCCTACTCTACCACAGGCGCGGTGTTGGTGCAAGCGTCGCGTCGTTGCGCGTTGAACATAGCAACGTTGCACTAAACGCATGGTGTTGTGGCACGAACGTTGCAACGAGTAGAGGAAGCAAGGATCGTGCCAACTTAGTGACAACTAAGTAAATGAACGTTCATTCATTGTGCGGCGCAATAGGACGCGTTTCGGCGGCGCAGCATGTTCGCGAGATCCCCCCACCTGCGGACTATAGCGAGTATAGTCCGCAGGGGGCCCCGTTCGCCTTCGCTATGCCTCGAAATATTCATTGTCGCAACGCTTCTACGTTCGCTGCCACTTGACTTTTCCGCCTCCCCGTGCTACACTCAACGCCTCACCTAGGAGAAGCGCCATGCCGATGCATCCCTCGACCTTCGAGTACCTCAAGCCCACCGACGCCCAGATCGACAAGATGGCGCGGCTGCGCGAAGCCGCCAAAGCGTACCACGATATCCTCGACGCCGAGTTGCCCGACGGCCCGGACAAGACGTTCGTCACCCGTGCCCACCGTTCCAACGCTATGTGGGTGAACGTCGCCGTGACGCGGCTTCCCGACGGAACGCCCAGGCAGGATTGACAGCCCTGCCCCTGCCTGCTATACTACCCCTATCCTGAACCCGACGTTCCTGTGGCACCTCGCGCGTTGGAGTAGGGATCATTGGGGTGGCGACCCACTAAACCGCCCTTATCCGCCCCCTCGCAGCCCGAACTGCTAGGGGGCGGATCTGTACTTGACACCCTTCTTTCGCTGTGGTAGTGTGGCATAGCTGCTACTGAACGGAAGATGTCATGGCCACCGTAGACGTGACCGCCGTCAACGCCCATAACGCCCTCGTCGCGGCCTTGGCTCTCGCCATGTATCGCCCTCTGCGCAAGGTGGGCGGCGGTGCCGTAGACCCCCTCATCCTTTCGGCGAGCGCCGCCGTGACGACGGCCAAGAATGCCACGAACGCCGCGACGCAGAATCCGTCCAACTCGCAGGCGGTAGCGTTCCAGTACCGCAGGCTGAACATGCTGCAAGCGCACATGCTTTACCCGCTGGGCGTGAGGCGGCGCCGAGCAATGCGTTCGATGCGCAAAGCTGCCATGCTTCTCGCAACCATTCACACGGCGAACACACCATGAATCGTCTTATCGCTTCACTGGCGGCCCTCGCCTTTTCGGCGACTGCTGCGTTCGCCGGTAACGGCTCGTCCAGCAAGGCTCCGCTCTATACGAGCAGCGTCGACGCCAATGGCAACACGGTGTCGCGCAGCCTCACCTGCACTACGACGCAGCCTCCTGTCGTCACAGGAACGGTGGGGATGTTGATCGCCGCCAACAGCGCTCGCCGCGCCTTGCGATGGATGAACGTTGGGGCGTCGGATATCACTGTGGCGCCCGGTACTACTCCGCCCGCCGCCGGGCAGGGGATGGTGTATCAAGCATCGGGCCTCGGTAAGCAGGGTGGGTCTGAGTCCTTCGTGGAGCCTACGATCGCCTCAAACGCTTTTGCCTTTTCGGCCTCTTCTTCGGCTACGATTATCGTGTGGGAGTGCCAGTGATGCGCCGCCTTCTCGCTGCAGCGCTCGCCGCATGGATGGCCATGCCGTTCGGGGCTATGGCGGCGACTTTGCCGCCCTTTCAGGCTGCCGAGTTTCTGGACGTCGTCGCTCAGGGCGGGGCCGTCTGCGATGGGGTAACGGATGATAGCACGAAGCTGATCGCGGCCGACACTGCGGCCGCGGCAGCCGGCAAGCGCTACCTATTCGTGCCCACTGGCAAGATCTGCTATGCGCCGAGCCTCGGTGTGATCGGGCTCAACTACCTGCCCACAGGCTATCTGTCGAACACAATCCTGATCGGTGATGGTGCGATTCGCGGCGGCAAGAACTACCGGCGTGTCGTTCCTATTTCAGCCCCGTCCGCCCCAGATGCACCTCAGAGCGACCTGATCCCGTCTCAACACCTGAAGCTGGCAGCCACAAAGGCCCTGACGTCTCCCCTCGTGGTCGACATCATGGGCGACAGCACCTGCACGCCCTATGCGAACGAGATCGCGCCGAGCGAGTTCATGGCGCCGGCGATCCTTCAGAAGATCCAGCGCGATAACCCCGGACGCGCCATCACCTTCAATAATCGCTGTGTGGGTGGACAGGGCTGGACGAATGCCAACAGCACGGCCGGCAGCAACCAGCCGCCCTGGTACACGAACACGGCGACCCCCTGGCTCAATTACGTGTCGGCCGACGCACCGGACCTGCTGATTTTCAACTTCGGCATGAACCCCGATACGAACGCGGTCAGCCTCGCCGATTTCCATGGTGTACTGGCGAAGGTCGCGGCTTTCGCCAAAGCCCCGTCCATCGCTTTCATCACGAACAAGCAGCCCTCGTACAATCCCACAGTGGCCTTCGGCGGCTACCCCCAGGACCAAGAGAGCCGGTACGTCTCGGCTGGGTTCATCCGCACCTTCGCGAAGGCGAACGGCTACGGCCTGCTCGACTTCAACAGGCGCATGCGGATCCTTCGTGACGGGCTCGACCCCGTCGACCAGCGCATGGTGCAGGCCGCGAGCGGTCTGACGGGCCAAGCGCTGCCATACACCTTCCCGCAGGTGACGGAGGGCGACTACGATCTTCAGTTCACGCTGCCGAACAGCTTCTGGACGAATTATTCCAACCTGAGCATCCAGGTCGGGAACCGCTCCGATAACATCGCGGTGCTGTCGGTCAGCGGCGGAAGCGTCCAGGTCAATACCTACGAGGGTATGGGCTACCCCGTCGCGGGCTTCGTGAGCGGTATGCAGGCGACGCCAGCTTCCGGCTCTATCCCGGTGGAGATCCTCGTCAAGCGTGGCCGCCTGACTATCGTCTACAACGGAACCACGCTCTATGATGCCACGATGCCTATGATGGGTGGGCCTTTTACGCCGGCGCTTGCCGCCACGCTGGCGTCCGGCGGTACGCCGCAGACCATCGGCATCACGTCCGTGTCGGTCGGGGTTGGGGCGCAGTACATGCCGGCCCTTACCGACGCTGACATATACCAGTCCACGGCGACGATGGGGGGCAATACGCTCAACCACGCCAACTCGCGCGGCGTGGACGCCATTGAAAGCCCGGTGATCGCGGCGTCGCGGTTTTCAGTCGCGGAGGCTGTGAACCCGGTTAACCCGCTCGGGACATCTGGCGTTGTTGTTGATTTGCCATCTCTTACTGCGCTGGGAACAGTTGCTGGGAACACTGCAGTAATTGGGGGTGGGCGAGTCAATGTTGGTTCAAACACAGAATATGTTAGGTCAATCGTCAGTAGGTGTACCGGTGGTGGTTCTAATTACTCCAGCGCTGAATGGCTTGAGCAGCACCTAGTTGATACGAGCGCCTTTGGGGCTTTAGTTTATAGCCCTTGTGGTGTTCCACAAGGAGTGTCCTTGCGCACCGCTGGTATCGATCGCGTCATTGGGGATTCATTTGGCAACATAGTCCTCGGCCAAGGCTCAATCGCAACGACTGCAACCGACGGGTTCTTAGAACTTCCAAACATGAACGGAATGCCGACTGGTGTACCGGCTCACGCTTATGGGCGGACCCCTGGCGTGATCGACACTGCTGACAGTAAAGTTTGCTTCTACATTGGCGCAGCCTGGAAGTGCGCAACGCTGCAGTAACCCCACAGGGCGCATTACCCCTTCCCGCCGTGAACACCGGTAATAAGTCATGAAAGCTTCGGGCATATTAGTGGTAGTTTTGGTGGCCACAGTGATGGGGGCCGCGACTCAGCCCCCACCTTCTCTTTCGGGGTACGCGAAGCTTACGGATTTGCCGCAGCCTGCCGGGGCTGTTCCGCCACCTGAGGTGGTGGGTGGTGCTCCAGGCTCCGCGTTGACTTACCGTCGTTCGGACGCGGTGCAGCCCCGTATCACGCGCTCCACCACTCTCACCCTCGACGTGAATGGCACCGCTACTTTCGATTGGACGGCGCAGGGTGCGCTAAATGGTCCTGTTCAGGTGGCCTTGACACCGGTTTACACGGGTGCTAGTGTGCCTACGTGCTACGCCACAGCGGTGTCGACGACGGCGGTATCTATCAAGTGTATGTTGATGTCGACGTCAAACATCACATTGGCCCTCGTCACTGCGGGTCTGAACCTTTTCGGCGGATCAGCGGCCGGAATGTCGGTGGGCGTCATTGCCCTTCCCAAGTCGTAGGAGATGAATATGGGACGCAGTAAGAGCCGCGACGAAGCCCCGGTCGACTCTGGCCGCAAGGTGGGTGACGAGCCGCGCGAGGCCACCTACACTCCTTCGGGCGCCGATCCGGCCACGCTGGAGAACCTGAACCCGCCCGCGTCGCTCGACGACGATGGCACGGGTGCTCCGCTGCTCAATCGCGTCGTCACGGACGGCACGGCCGTCGCTTCCCGCACGGGCGGCGCCGACAAGGGGCCCGTGGCCGACATGGAAGGTGTCCGGCCCGGCGCCTACGATATCTTCGCGAGATCCGGGGCTCAGCAGCCCGGTGGAGGGAGTCACATGGAACCGAGCAACAAGGCCAATGCCGACGTCAAGGGCGTCGAGAAGATCCAGGCGATGATGTCGCACATGCCGTCGGATTCGCCCGACGACCACGTCATCTACGGCTACGCCGGCTACAAGATCACCATCGGTGATCTGCGCGCGATCGCCGGCATCGAGGCGCCGCCCGCTTCCGAGCAGGCCGACGACGACGAAGAAGCGTAATCGGCCTTGACAGCTGCATGGCCCTGTGCTACCTTCGCCGTAGCACAGGGCCATGTCATGTCGGAAGTACCTTCAGATCTTGTGCCGCTGCCCACGAGCCCGTGGGACGAGCGGCCCGGCGATCTTCCCCTCGACCGGGAGGAGGTCCGCACCGCCTTGTGGCGCGCGTCGGGCAGCGTGTCGAACGCCGCTACTCTACTCAAGGTGTCGAGCGGTCGCCTTCGCAAGTTCATCGCTAACTCTGCTTACCTGCAGGCCGAGGCCGAGGAGGCGCGCGAGCAGATCGTCGACTACGCCGAAGACGTGGTGATGGAAGAGCTTCGCGACCCGGACAAGCGTGGCCCCATGGCCCGTTTCATCCTCGGCTCGCAGCGCGGCAAGAAGCGCGGTTGGGGTGCGGGTAACGCTGCCAACATTGAAATTAACCAGAATAACACCATCATCCAGTGGGGCGATGGCACTACGGTCGCCGTTCCGGTGCGCGACAAGGTGATCGATCATGAGTGATAGCCGCGCGCCCATCACCATTCCGTACACGCCGCGCAGTTACATGAAGCCGTACCATGCGTCGCGCAAGCCGAACCGGTTCCTGGTATGTCACCGCCGGTCGGGCAAGACGGTAGGCATCGGCAACGGTCTGATCGTGTCGGCCCTGACGGTAGCCCGGACCTACCCCCCGCCGCGTTTGGGTTACGTAGGCCCCTCTTTCGGTCAGGCGAAGGACACGATATGGGACTATCTCAAGCACTATACGTCGGTCATTCCCGGTATGCAGGTGTCGGAATCCGACTTGTGGGTGAAATTTCCGAACGGTGCGCGCATTACGCTCTACCCCGGCGCCGACGCCTACGAGCGCATGCGTGGTTTGTACTTCGACGAAGTGGCGATGGACGAGTTCCCGCTTCTCAACCCGGATGCTCTCGAGTCCGTTGTGTGGCCGTGCCTCGCCGATTACAACGGGCGTTTAACCGTGGCCGGTACGTCTAACGGCGACGACCATTTCTTCGCGCTCAAGAAGCTCGCCGAAATGAACGAGGAAGAGTGGGACGTTTTCGACGTTCGCGTTGGCGCCGGAGGCAACACGAACCAGGGCAACGTCCACGTGATGTACAGCGGCGAGGAGGCGTTGAAGCCCGTCGTCGTGGACCGCCTTCGCAGGTCGATGGACCCGGCGAAGTTCAATCGCGAGATGCTTAACGACTTCTCCGCGCCGATCGAGGGGGCATATTACGGTGAACTCATATCCGAGGCCGAGCAGGCTGGCCGCGTTGGTGATTACCCTTACGATCCTCGGTTCCCCGTCGTCGTATGGTGGGATCTCGGCGTCGCGGACACCATGTCGATCTGGTTTGCCCAGCGAGTTCAGGGTGCCATCCGCCTCATCGACTACATGCAAGGCACCGGTAAGGGTGTCGATCACTACCTGAGGGAAATCGACAAGAAGCCTTACAAGATCGGCCAGCACGTGTTCCCCCATGACGTGACGCAGCGCGAGCGCAGCACGGGCCGATCGGTGCAGGACTTGCTGTTTCAACTGGGCGTCGACTTCATTATCTGCCCCTCCCTCCCCGTCACGGATCGCATCAATGCGGTACGCCTCGCTCTCGGCCAGTGCTTTTTCAACGTTACGCCGTGTGCGAATGGAATCTCGGCTCTGCGCTCTTATCAATCGGGCAAGAGCGGCAAGCCGCTGCACAACTGGGCGTCTCACCCCTCCGACTCGTTCGGTTACGGTGTACTCACCCTCGACCTCGTCAAAAATTGGGGCGGGTTCTTCTCGTCCTTCAAGGGCGCCCTAAAGCGCGGTATTAAGGGAGTCGTCTGATGTCCATGGTCGCGATGAACGACGTCCTCCCCGGTATGGAGGACTACGGTTACGTCAAGGAGCCCACCGGCAACGACTTCCTCGACAATCTGCAGACCCGCGTGCAGATGATGATTTCCGACGCTCGCGACTACAACGACACGGAGCTCGCCCCGGCCCGCGAGAAGGCCGACCTGTACTTCCGTGGTGACGAGCCCGCTTTGCTCGACGAGGGTCGCAGCACCATCGTCGCCACCGAGGTGAAGGACGTCATCATGGGCATCATGCCCTCCCTGATGCGCATCTTCACCGCCACCGAGCCGGTGTGCAACTTCGTCGCCACCAGCGAAAAGAACGTCGATCAGGCCCGACAGGCCACCGAATACATCACCTACGTGATGATGCAGCGCTGCGACGGCTACCGCATGCTCTACGGCGCCCTCATGGACGGCTTGCGCAAGGCCACGGGCGTCGTCGGCTGGTACACCGACACCTCCGAGCAGGTCATCGCCCGCGAGTACGAGGGCGTTACCGAATTGCAGGTCAGGCACTTCCTTTCGATGAACAAGGCGGCGCAGCTGGTTGGCGCCGAGCCCGCAAGCCAACCCGGCCTGTTTAACATTAAGGTTACTATCAATACCACTCGGCCGCAGTTGAAGGTGTTCAACGTGCCGCCGGAGGAGTTGCGCATCGACCGCCTCGCCACCTGCACCGCCGATGCTCAGCTGCTCGGCCGCGAGCGCACAATGCGCAAGGCCGAACTGGTCAAGCTCGGCTATCCCGAGGCCCTCGTCGAGCAGTTCGTCGGATCCGGGGACCATTACCAGTGGTCCATGGAGCGGCAGTTCAGGCAGCCCGGCACCGTGGGCAGCGGTATGAACTCGGACCCCGACGCGGATCTGGTGAATTACGGTGAGTACTACATCCTCATCGACGCGGACGGTGACGGCATCGAGGAGCTCAACCGCGTTTGTGTGATGGGTGACGATGACACCATCGTAATGATCGAGCCCGCCGAGCGGCGCAAGTACGCCTTGTTCTGCCCCGACCTGGAGCCTCACGCCGCCATTGGTCACAGCGTGTCGGAATACTGCTACGACCTGCAGCGCATCAAAACCAACCTGATGCGCAACACGCTCGATAGCCTTGCTCAGACCATCTACCCCCGGCAGGTGGTCAACGAGCGCATGACCAACATCGACGACGTGCTCAATACGGAGCTCGGCGCCCCCATTCGCACCACCGGCCCCGTCCAGGAGGCCGTGATGCAGCTGCAGGCGTCGTTCAACGGCGAGCAGGTGATGCCGGTCATTACCTACCTCGATCAGGTGCGGCAGCTTCGTACCGGCGTGTCTGAAGCCTCGAAGGGCGTCGACCCCCGCGCCTTGCAGTCGACCACCGTCAAGGGCGTCGACATGCTGATCTCGGGTGCCCAGGAGCGCATCGAACTCATCGCCCGCACTTTCGCCGAGACCGGCCTCAAAGATGTGTTCACCGGTATGCTCGCCGAGGTGTGCGACAACCCGCCCATCGAGGACATCATCCAGGTTCGCGGCAAGTATATCCCCGTCGACCCGTCTCAGTTCGACCCGTCGCTGCCCTGTCAGGTGAACCCCAATATCGGCAAGGGCTCCGACGCGGACCGCATGATCATGCTTACGCAGGTCAAGGCGACGCAGGAGATGATCATCCAGCAGATGGGGCCCGAGAACCCGCTCGTCACCCCGGTCGAATATCGCAATACCCTGGACGATCTCCTTTCGCTGGCTAACATCAAGGACGTCGGTCGTTATTTCAAGCCCATCACCGTCCAAGACGTACAGGCCGCCCTCAAGGCCAAGCAGCAGTCGGCGCTCCAGCAGCCCAACCCGGCTCTCATCCTCGCTAACGCCGAGGTCGAGAAGACACGCGCTTCGACGGCCAAGGCGGTCGCCGACAACAACTACCGGATGGAGAAGCTTCGTCGTGATGATGACTTCCGCCACCTTAAGCTCCAGGGCGATATGGAGCGCGCTCTTCTGGATGCACTCGGCCAGCATGGCATCCAGCCCCAGCACGATATGGCCAAGCATCTGATGTCAACCGCGAAGGACCTCCTCATTGCTCAGCAGGACAGAGAAGATCGAGAGAGCGCAGCAAGCGGAGATGCTGCTGACGCATCCTCTACTGGTGGAAGTGATGACTAAGCTGTTCAGCAGCGCCCAGTCGGACCTTCTGAACTCCCCGATCGGGCACTTGACAGCCACGCAGGCGCATGCTAGAATGCTCGCGCTAAAGGACATTCGAGCCAGCCTCGAGAGTGTTCTCAACGACGAAAAGGTCGCAGCGGCTACCGCCGACCGCAATACGGGTAGTCTCTGATGGGTGCGATGGAAGACGCCGCCAACATTTTCTCCGCCGACCTGCAGGGGCGTTCCGCCGCCCCCCAGCGTGGCGAGGATAGCCGGTCCGCGCCCGAGCCCCTGTTCGACAATAACGTCATGGAAGGTGCCGATTCCGAGGAGGGCGGCGCCGATGAGGGTGGCGATTATGCCGAGGAGCAACGTGCCCGCCGTCCCGCCAAGCAGTCGAAGGAGTCCAACGACGGTCAGCGTCGTGGTGACGATGGACGATTCCTCAAGAACGAAGGCCCGATCGACGACGACGACGAAGGCGAAGGCGGCGAGTCCGACGAAGGCGAAGGCGAAGGCGAAGGCGAAGAAGAAGGCGACGAGTCCGGCGAAGAAGGCACCGCCAAGCCCGGCTCCTACGACCCCGAAGCCAAAGTCACCGTCAAGGTCGACGGCCAGGACAAGGAAGTCACCCTCAAGGAAGCCCTCGAAGGGTACATCCGCACCGACACGTTCCACAGGCGTATGACGGCTCTGGACGGCGATAAGCAGGTCGTCGATCGCGACCGCGCCACCTACCAGACCGGCCTCCAGACGCTGGAGAACATGTACAAGCACCTTTCGGCGGAGATCAAGGCCCTGGAGCCGGCGGAGCCGGACTGGGACAAGCTCTACCGGGAGAACCCCAACGAGGCGGCCCGCCAGAAGATCATGTGGGACCGTTACAAGGATGGTCGCGCTCAGCTGCAGAAGCAGCAGGAGGAGATCACCCAGAGGCAGCAGCAGGAGCATCAGGCCAACCTGCGCAATTACATCACCAAGGAGGGGCAGAAGCTCCTCACGAAATTCCCTCACTGGAACGATGCCAAGGCGAGGGACCGGGACCAAGCAGCTATCAAGTCTACATTGAAGGCCGCCGGGTTCTCCGACAGCGAGATCGCCACGGTATGCGACTCTCGTATGGTCGAAATCGCGATGAAAGCAGCCCGGTTCGATCGGCTTTCATCGCGGGGCATCCAGCCCAAGAGATCGACCACCCGACCGATGCCCTCGGGTTCGGCAGCGTCCTCGCGGCGTTCCGGCTCGGCAGGGGGAAATCGTGCAGCACGCGCCCACGCCGTCGACCAGTCAGTCGATTCTGCCGTGGGTGTATTCTCCGACCTCCTTTCCCGAGAGAAGTAACATGCCCGTCGTCGCAGGCTCGTTCACCACATACAACGCGGCCGGTAACCGCGAAGACCTGTCCAACGCGATCTACAATATCGATCCGTTCGACACCCCCATCATGTCGGCCATCAAGCGGCGCGGCGTGAAGAATCGCATCTTCGACTGGCAGTCCGAGAACCTGCCCACCGTCGACACCAACAACGCCCAGCTGGAAGGCTTCCAGTTGACGCCGACGAACTCGCAGCCCACCGTACGGCTCAACAACGTCACGCAGATCTCCAAGCGCGACGCCACCGTGTCGGGCTCGCAGGAGGCGACCGACAAGGCGGGCAAGGGCTCCGAAATGGCCCACCAGCTGGCCCTCAAGTCCAAGGTCCTCAAGTCGGACATGGAGGCCATCATGTCCTCGCGGCAGCCCCGCGTCGACGGTGACAACACCACGCCGACGGCCCGCATGACGGAGTCCATCGCCCACTGGATCGCTCGCGGCGTCGATCGGTTCGGCGTCCAGGGCTCGGCCGTGAAGGGCTACACCACCGGCCTCCCGGTGACCGCCTACGCGTCCTTCGGTGCCGTGGCGGGCGGCAATCAGGTGCCGCTCACCGAGGTGATGATCGGCGACGCGATGCAGCAGGCGTACCAGAACGGTGCGCACCCCAAGCTGCTGGTCGTTCCCCCGGCCATCAAGCGCACGGTCTCGACTTTCGTCGGCCGTTCGACCACCCAGGTCCTCGTCGGCAAGACCGAGGTCACCCAGGTCGTCGACATCATCGCCACCGACTTCGGCCGCATTTCGGCGGTGCCGTCGCTGTGGATCCCGACCGACATCGGCTTCCTGCTCGACCCGAACTACGCCGCGGTGGCGTTCTTCCGGAAGTTCAAGCAGGAGCTCATGGCCAAGGTCGGCGACGCCGTCACCCGCATGATGCTCGCCGAGTGGGGCATCGAGATGCGCAACCCGATGGCGCACATCCTGCTCAACGGCATCGCTCCCAACGGCTACGTCGGCAGCTAATACCCAAGGGGGCCCTCGTGAAGTTTGACCGCACCAAGCTGTACGAGGGCCTCCGCGGCCTCCTGTTCAACACACTGTCGCAGTCCCAGGTGGACGGCATCAACGCCATCCTGCAGACCTGGGAGAACCACCCCAACGACTTCGCCGATCGGCGCCACCTTTCGTACGCTCTCGCGACCGCGTATCACGAGACCGACCAGAAGATGGCCCCCATCGCCGAGTACGGGCTCGGCAAAGGTAAGGCTTACGGCCAGCCCGCCGCTCCTTACAATAAGGTATACTACGGTCGCGGTCTGGTGCAGTTGACGTGGTGGTACAATTACGTCAGAGCGCAGATCGAACTCGGCGACATGGGCATCAAGCTCGACCTAGTACGCAACCCCGACCTCGCCCTTTCGCCGATCGGTGCCACGGAAATCCTCCTGTATGGGATGACCCAGGGGTGGTTTACTGGAATGAAGCTTACCAATTACTTTAACCACGGCACCGGAGACCCCGTGGGCGCCCGTCGCATCATCAATGGCACCGAAAAGGCTGCCATGATCGCCGGGTACTACACCAAGTTCGACAAAGTGTTGCAAGGAGCAGTAATATGATCAAGAACGCCGTCATCACCGGCATCATCCGCTGGGCCGTCAACACCGTCATCGGGGTGCTGCTCGCGCACAGCCTCATCTCCCCGGCCGATCAGGCGGCCTGGACGAACACCTTCACCGAGTTCGCCGCCGCCCTGGTGTCGATCGGCATGCTGGTGTGGGTCGTCATCTCTAACCGGTGGCCGAACCTCGTCGCCTATCTCACTAAGCTGCCCCACGTCGACGAGGTGGTGCTGTCGCGCACCGGAACGCTGGCCGCTCCGGAGCTCGCCAAGAACCCGGCCGTCGTGGCGAAGTAAGCCATGGACGCGCTCGACGAAGGGCGAGACGACAACAACGGTTCGGGGGACGGTGTTCCCTCGATACCGCAGGAGGACTACCGGAATTTTCATCGTAGGGCAAGGTCTGGCGAGACTCCCAGTTTGGGAGAAGTCGATCGTTCTGCCCTCATCGCGTTGATCGATGCCATAAAGAGGGAGCATGCCCCTACGGCCTCGACCCAGGATGAGGACGAGGGCGTGGCTTCGAGTTTCAGCATCAATAAGGTACTGACGCCCCACACATTGGTGGCGGCCTTTTTCGCTCTCAGTAGCGGTTTTGCTGTATTCTATGGGGTAAAGTCGGACCTCGCCGACCTGCGCAACAAGTCCGAGCAAAACAAGACTACCATCGAGGACATGATCCGCAACCGGGACGAATTTCGCAAGAAGTTCGAGCCCGCGGTGGCTATCCAAGACAAAATCAACGAAACGCAAGACCTGCGTATACAGAACATCGTGGGGTCGGTAACGCAATTGCGGGACTCGATCAGCGACCTCGCCAAGGTTGCTACTCAAACCCACGAAGACATGGCCGTGATGAAAAGCATGATTCAGCAGCGGCAGTCAGGCCCACGCGGGAATTGACGCGCCGCCCTACCCGTGGTATGCTACATGTCGGAAGAGAAGCTCCAGTATCGGTGGGGTCCTGTCAATCGAACCATGGTGTTCGACAAGGACGAACCCGAGAAGTTCGGTATCTACACCGAAGTCGACATGGAGAAGGTTCTCGAAACCAACAAGGCCCTCCGTGAGGAGGTGGTGCCGTTCAGCACCAATAAGCTGGTTGCGAGAGTGCCCATGACGATCTACGAGAAGTCCATCAAGGAAGACTGGGGCGACGACGACTGGAAGAAATTCCTGAACGATCCCGATAACGCCGCCTTCCGCATCTGGGCCGGTCGCGTATGAGCACCGCCCCCGCCACCCCCAAGCTCACGAACTTCGTGGCGACGCTGCGCGGCTGGGTTAACATCCAGAACAAGGCGCGGCTGCCCGATGCTGTTATCACTTCGTGGGTGCGGATGGCCGAGGAACGTATCAACGAAGAACTGCGCGTCGCCGAAATGGTGACGGTGAGCCAGGGTACATTCACTGCCAACGGCGAGGCACTCCCCGACGATTTCTTGGAGCTCAACTACATCAAGTCGGTGGGCGACGCCTTCCTGAGCTACAAGTATTGCACCCCCGAGGAGTACTTCCGGCAGGTCAACCGGCCCACGACTGTACCGGCCTACACGGTGCCCTCGGATTACTCAAATGCCCTGGGCCCCAACGACATGCAACCTCGCATGTACACCATCATCGGCAATGCCCTGTACATTTCTCCCGCGGCCGACACCAATACCGGCACGCAGGTCGAGATCGGGTACATGGCCCGCCTTTCGCCACTCAACGACGACGTCGTGAATGCGGACAATACCATCTCGTACAACGGAAACTGGGCCTACGATCGTTATACTAGGCTCTACACTTTCGCTGCTCTGGCTCTTTCGGCCCCCTATCTGGTCGAGGACGAGAGGTACGTCACCTGGGAGACCGAGGCCACCCGTCTCATCACCCTGATGAACAACCGTTACAGGACAACGCGTATGGGCAAGGGTCCGCTGCGCACCAACTTTAGGAGCTTCGGATGAGTGGTGGCGCGACAGCTTACGCCGAGGGGCGTATCATCGACTTCCTGTTCGGTACCGCCCCGGCGGCCGGCACGGGGGCGTCGTACGTGTCCCTCCACACGGGATCCCCTCCCACTTCCGCCAACGAGGTGTCGGGTGCTTCGTACGCCCGGCAGTCTTTCGCTTACACCAAGTCGGGCGGCGACCCCACCACCGCCACGAACTCGGCCGCCATCAACTTCCCCACGGCGACCGCTGCTTACGGCACCATCACCACTTTCGCCCTGTGGGACGCCGTTACCGGCGGCAACATGATCGCGTGGGGCACGCTCGCTACGGCGAAGCCCATCGCTTCGGGCGATCAGGTGCGGTTCCTCGCGGGCGCTCTCACCGTCACGGCTGACTGACGTGACCGGCTCGTCTACATCATATTACGGCGCTGCCCGTTACGGTGTAGGCAACTACAGCGGTACGCCGTGGCTGATGTCGGGCAATATACCGGTGACGCAGACCCTGGCCGCCGCCCTTTCGGCGACCTACGTGGTTTCGGGGTCGTCGGCCCTAGTCATTACAGTGTCCCTGATAACGCCGCAACCGGTGTCGGGCGGTGTGGTGATTGGTGTTGTGACCAACGCCACGTTCGTGCGTCTCCAAGCCGTGGTAGGGTCGGCCGCGTTAGGTGTCCGTCCCAGCAATTCTCAGATAAACCAAGGCACGTCTATCTACGGTTCCGTGTCATTGGGTGTCAGGACCTCCGCTACCGGTTCTTTTGGACGGTTCTGGCAACGGCAAGTGGTAAACCAGCCCTCGTGGCGCGACGTGACCATAGGGGAATTTACCGATGGCTGATACCACAACCACTAACTACGGGTTCACCAAGCCGTCGATCAACGATCCGGCCGGCGACAGCCTGTGGGGCCAGAAGCTCAACGCCAACTTCGACTCTATCGACGCCGCCATCAAGACTGCGTCGCAGAGCGGTGGTGGCTCCGGGTTCCCTACGGCATTCAACTCCAAGAGCGCCAGTTACACCGTCGTAAACGGCGACGCCAACGCCCTGTTTACCCTAACGGGAAGCGGCACGCTCAACTTGCCTTCCGCGGCGTCTTTCGGCGCGAACAAAGGCATTTATATCGCCAAAGTGGACGGTGCCGGGTTCTGGGCTGTTACGCCCGCATCTGGCACGATCGACACGCTATCCTCCATTCGCGTCTATCAAGAACGCTTCGGGCTGGTGTCGGACGGCACCAACTGGCGTTCGGTCGATAGGCCGAAAGGGTGGGTGTCCGCTGGCAGGCTTACTCTGACATCGGGTCAGACCTCCGTTCTACTGAACTTGGGTTTCGGCGACCCGGAGATCACCGACACCGAAATATCGGGCGATCAGATCACCACCGCGTCCGGCAGTGGCTTGATATCTTACCGAACCTCTGTGTCGGGCACTCTGGGCACCTCGTACGCGACTTCGGGGTTGTATGTATCCAGTGGGACGCCCACCGGGGTGAGCGAAAACCCGGTGGCATACGCGAGCATTACGCGGCAGGCTACGTCCGCTGCCCAAATGTTCAGGATGCTGTTAAAGAATATAAACGCAGCGGTACAACAGGTGTCAGAGAGCACCGGGACCATCACCAGCAGTTCTACCGGGTACGCAATGATGGGGGTTACCTCATTGAACGGCGGAGCGGCCCTCGATGGCATATCGTTCATGATGTACACCTCCCCGACCAGCGGCACATCCGTGAATTTCGGCGGCGGCACCCTCACTCAGAAACTGTACCGCCCGTAATTTAGGTGTAACATGGCCGACCAGACCACTACCAATTTCGGGTTTATCAAGCCCACCCCCTCGGATCCCGGCGGTGCTTCTACGTGGGGTGTAAAGCTCAACGGTAATTTCGATGCCATCGACGCCGCCTTGGCCTCGATCCTGGCTTCCCCCGGTCACCGTCTTTCGCTGCAGCCTGGCAACCCCGTTCCATCGTCTGACGTAAACTCGACGTCCACGGTGTATTACACGCCGCATCGGCATGGGTATGCCCCCGTTGCCCTGGCCGGCGGTGCCAAGGTCATCAAGTACGTGGGCGAGGTGTCGTGTCAGCTTAGTGACACCACGCTGAGCCCGGCCGCCGCTGTCGCCAACGGCGTGTACGACATGTTCCTGTGGAACAATAACGGCACCTACGTGCTGTCCAGGGGCCCGGCGTGGCAGTCGCCGAACACTCGTGCCGCGACGGGCGCTATCGCGCGGGATGGTCAGGGTTTTCTCAGCAACTCGTTCGACATTACGAACGGCCCCAAGTCTGGTCAGGGTCTTCTCGTCGGCACCGTCATGTGCGACTCCACCGGCCCGACCTGCAGCATCTCGTTCGGCAACGCTACCGGAGACTCTGCCACCAAGGCTGGGTACGTCGGCTACCAGAACACATTCAACACCGTGATCGGGGCCACCTACTCGGTGGAGCCGGCCGCCAGTTGGAGTCCGGGAACCGCTGCCGCTCCCGTCAACAACAACACGAAGCTACGCACCACTCTGGTGCGTGGCAACGTGGAGGACGCCGTAACGGCGTCGCTCGTAGAAAGCTGGCCATCGGGGTCGGTCAACTACAGCGGCGTCGGGCTGAACACTATCACCACCTTCTCCGGCGTCAGCCCGTGCATCACCTCCATCGGCTCGTCCTCCTTCGTCATGGCCAAGTTCGACCACGACTATTATCTTCCCCTGGGCGTATCCTTCCTGCAGGCCCTAGACGCGAGTCCTGGCACCGGGTCGGCACAGGGCGGCCCCTCGGCGCGCACCGCCTTTAGGTCGAGGTTCACCTACTGATGCGCGACAAACGCACCTTCAAGCTCCCACCCGGCGTCATGAAGGGTGCGTCCCCGGCCGACGCGCAGTCGCGTTGGTACGACACTAGCCTTGTGCGTTGGGTCGACGGCAGGTTGCAGCCTTTCGGCGGTGCCATCGACCTTGGCCTCCAGACTGCCTCTCCCATCCGCCGCATCCTGACATGGGCGGACAACGCCGGCATAGTTCGCACTGCCCTATTGTGCGAGCAAAACCTGTATGTCATCGAAAATGGCACCCTACTGGACATTTCGCCGACTGTCCCCATCGCGCCTCCGGCTTCTCTGGCGCCTATTGGCGGTTACGGCGATGGCCTTTATAGTGACGATGGCACATATGGAACACCGCGCCCGGCATCGGCAACCCGCCTATCCACCGGCAACGCATATTCACTTGCCAACTGGGGTCAAACACTCGTCGCCATGACGAGCGCGGATGGCAGGCTGTTGCAGTGGGATCCGGCGCACGAGTCTAGCCCGGCCGCCGCTGTGTCGGGGGCGCCGATCAACAATCGGTGCTTCGTCGTTACCCCCGAGCGCTACGTCATGATATTTGGGTCGGCGAACGACCCTCGACATTTTCAGTGGTGCGACCAGGAGAACATCAATAGCTGGGCGGTGGGCACGCTCACCGGTACGGCCGGCGAGTTTTTCGTGGAGCCTTCCGCTGTCATTTCGACCGCGTTGAGTACCAATAGTGGCGTGTTGTTCTTCACCGACTACTCCGTGTATCTGGTGAAGTATGCGGGCGCGGCCTACGTCTACGGGTTCTCCAAAGTCGCCGACCACGCCACCCCGCTTTCGGCTCAGTGTGTGGTTGAGTTCGGCAATGACACCATGTGGTTGTCCGACACCGGCGTGTGGATCTGGAACGGGTCCTCGGTGTCGCCGATGGAGTGCGACCTTTTCGACTGGTACAAGACCATCCGTAACGCCAACTACGCCCGCGACGCGGCGTTTGGGTTCAATCTCGTCACCTTCCCCGAGATCTTCTTCTTCTTCCCCGCCGGGGATAGCCAGTCGTGCGACACCTACATCGTATACAACTACCTCGACAACTGGTGGGCGCCCGGTAGTCTCAAGCGTACCGCCGGGTTCGGGGCGTCGTACAACAAGTACCCCTTTATGGCGAAAGGGCAGCGAGTTTATAACCACGAGTTCGGCCAGTCGTTCCCCGACGACGAAAACGTTCCGTACGCGTTGACCGGCGTGCTCAACATCGGTCAGGGGTCGTCGATGACCGTGGCGCAGGCCATCGTGGACAACAGCGACCCAAACGAAACTACCCTGTACGACTTCTACGGGTATCATTACCGGGTTCGGTACGACGGCCAGGAGCCGGACGAGGTGGCGATGGGTATGGCCTCTATCAACGGCTACCTCGACCCGATGATCACGGCTCGTGACGTTCAGATCAAGGTGTACGGCAGCAAGAGCAACTTAGCCTGGACTTTCGGCGAGGCGTTGCTCGACGTGCGGGCCAGAGGGAGTAGGTGATGGCTAAGAGTTCGTTCCTCCCGTCCCAGGTTACTCTCTCGACGCGCACCATAAAAGACGCGCCCACGGCGAAAGTGGTCGACGACCTTATCAATGCCGTTAATGGCGCTCTCAACGACCGCGTGTCGGCGCAGCAGCCTTTCTCCCCACTGCTGACGTCGCCGTCCGGCTCTATCTTTCAGCTTATCGTGCGCGACGACGGCTCGTTGGGCACCCAGTTGGTGCGCACGCCGTGAACCGGATGGAGCGGCTCGCGCGGCGCGCTTTGGTTCGCGCGGGCGACTTATACTCCCTGGAGGACATCATCGTTCGGTTGGCCGACGGTCGCATGCAGCAGTTTGTGCAGGGGGAATCCTGGCTGGTCACGCAGGTAGTTGACTACCCTAGGGCGCGTGTGCTAGAGTTCTTCCTGGTGGTGGGCAGCGGCCCGGACCTCGTGTACCTCGAAGATCAAGCGGTTTACTACGCCATCTCGATCGGTGCCACGCAAATAAGAGCCTTTGGTAGACCCGGTTGGGCCAAGGCTTACCTGCCGAATCGCCCCGAGTGGCGCAGAACGGCTGACGTGTTCACGAGGGACGTATAATGGGCGGCGGCTCCGAGCAGGAATCTCATCAGACGACCACCACCCAGCTTCCGCAGTGGGTGCAGGACGCTGGTCAGGCGAACTATGGCGTCGCCCAGAACATCGCGTCCGGTGCGAATCCCTATTACCAGGGCGCCACGGTCGTCGGTCAGACCCCGATGCAGCAGGCCGCCAACGCCAACGTTTCGTGGAACGCCAACAATTCGGCGACGCAGGGCATGGGGCTACTCTCCACCCTTCGTGGCGCGGCCGGCGATGGCATCGCGTACAATCCGTACTCGGCGACGACATACGGCACGCAGGGTTATACCCCCACCACTTTCGGTGCGTCGACCTACGACCCGTCGACCTACGCGGCTAATACCTACGGCGCGACGACCTACGACGCGGCTCAGGCCAACCCCACGTCGACCATCAAGGCGGGCCTGCTCTCCAATACCGATCTGACGCCATATATGAACCCCTACGTCAATGACGTAGTGAACAACTCGATGACGCAGTTGGAGCAGCAGCGCCAGCTTGCCACGAACGCTAACAAGGCGTCGGCTGCGGCGGCCGGCGCTTTCGGCGGCTCTCGAGCGGCGGTGCAACAGGCGGTGTCCGATGCGCAGGCCACGCAGAACGCAGGCTTGCTTTCGTCGCAGCTGTACAGCCAGGGTTTCGACAACGCGCAGAACGCCGCCGTCGGCGACATCAGCCGCACTCTGCAGGCCGACACGCAGAACGCAGCCAATACGCTCAACCTCAACGAATTCAACACTGGACAGACCAACTCTGCCCGTTCGCAGAACGCCTCCGCTATGAATGCCGCCGATGCGTTCAATGCGTCGGCCCGTAACGCCGCGGACTCCTTTGATGCCGCAGCGCGCAATACCGCGGGGGCGTTTAATGCCACCCAAACACAGAACGCCGCTGCAGCCAATGCCGGTGCTCAAAATGCAGCGCAGGTGTTTGGCCTTTCGGCAGCCAACGCTGCCGCCGCAGCCAACGCTGCCGCAACCAACGCTGCGAATTCGCAGAACTCGCAGATGGGGCTGCAGGCCGACACCACCAACCTGAACAGCCTCAACACCAACTACGGCTTGCAACTGGGCGCCTACAACGCGCTCGGCAGCCAGAACAACGCCGCGACCACGCTTCTCGCCCAGGCCGGAGCGGCGCAGCAGGGTAACCAGCAGCAGGCTCTCACCGGGCAGATCGCGCAGTACAACCAGAACGCGGCCTATCCGCAGCAGATGTTGGGTCTGTTGGAGTCGGCGCTCGGCATGACGCCGTACAACACTACAACGCAGTCGGACGGCACTATTTCGAAGTCGCAGTCGCCGGACGGTGCCTCGATCGGCATGGGGCTGCTCAAGATGTTCAACCCGTTCTCGTCGTTCATGAGCTAAGAACATGGCTTCTGTACCCTACGACAAGGCGCAAGTTGAAGCTCTCATTCGCTCCGAGGCAGCGAAAAGGGGTATCGACCCCAACATCGCGGTGCGCGTTGCCTACAGCGAGGGTATGAACGATTACGTGGGTGACAAGGGTTCATCCTTTGGCCCCTTCCAGCTTCACTATGGTGGCGTCGCTGGTGGCGG